CAAACGTACCATTACCGCTAGCAGTCGTAGATGATGTAGCACTATCAACAGCTGACGGCTGTTGGATACGCTGTGCAGCAGTTACTACGCCAGATGTGTTGGCAATGATTGAGTTGGCAGTACCGATACGAAGACCGAGACCATCAACTGTAGAATTAGCTGTCGTCGCTGCAGATCTGTTTGCTGTTAGATATGCAGTTGCCGACGCACTAGAAGAATTAGATATGACCGCAGATGCGTCCACATACTTAGTGGTGCCGAAATAAGCATCACCAAAATTGCCTACGCCATAACCGCGAGCCATATCTCTCTCCTATACTCAGTGACTATTAGTCTAGAGTAATATCGATGTCACCTGCAGGGATACGGAATACGTCGCCTGATGCAATTGCCTTGCTTGAGCTTAGGTTAGCGTATGCAAGTAGGTTACCGCCTGATGCAGCGTCGTAGATACCGATTGAAGTAATAGTACCCCAAGATGCAGTAGCAGTAGGCCATTCGATTGCAGCAGAAGTAGTAGCTGTGTTGCCAGACACAGAGAACGAACCTGCTTTGCGAACGTATGAGCCACCAGATACTTCAGTACCGCCACCAGCTTCGCCTGGTGCAGCAGTGAATAGGCCAACGTAAACCGCAGCCGGTGATGAGTAAGCGTTGCCCGCGAAGACGTGGTCCAACAGCTCGGTTTCAAGGTAGTTTGAGAATGACATTAGCCTAGTCCTCTAAGTTTAAGTTTGAGCCCAGAACCAGAAAACTGAGCCTTTTCACCTGAATCAATCAGATTAGATACAGCCGCAGAATATAACTGCGCCCAGATCGCCACCCTCGCATCGTCTGCTAAGTATGGCGCAGAATGCATCAAACTTCCATACAAATACACATCCGGTGCCTCAGAGAGTAGCCAGTTGGTAGTTGTAGAGTCGCTCAATGCGTCCAGCTTTTTGTAGTATAACAGCTCGATATCAGTATCTTCTACAGGCGTAGGATACAGCTCGAATTCACCACGAACATGTGCGTAGAGAAGCGGTGTGCCAGCCTCGTCATTAGATGCTGCTCGCTTATCGATGATGGTAGCAATACTGGCCAGGTTAATTGGCGTAGTAGATGTGCCTGCCACATTCATGCGAATAGTCTCTACCCAGTCAGCAGGGATCTGCATGTACTGATCACCAGCAGATTGTTGACCACTAGAACGCTCTTCCATGCGCCAATGACGCACCGAGCGGTTAATGTCAGCCTCTGCTAGTGAGATAAATGTAGAGATGACCGAATCAAGATCATCTCGGTTGAGGAAATCGGCAATAGCAGACTTCAGCTCAGAATATGTTGAAATAGCCATTATTTACCTCGGCCTTTGCCTTTGCCTTTCTTTTTGCTGCACGCCATTATCTATTCCTCAGGTATTCGTCAAGTATCTTAAAGAAGTCATTTTGCCCCATATACATACCCTCTTGATCTAGGTAGATCTGTTTATCTACAGGGAATTCTCTATAGATCGGCTCATTAAATGGGTTGCCAGTATTACCACTCTTTAAACGATCCTGTACCAAGCGAGATTCTACCTCACCTGCAAGATTGTAGTAGTTTTCTGTTCCATATAAATCCAATGCAGCCTTAATAGCATCATCTGGATTATCAAACTTCTCACCGCGAAGTAATGCTACAGTATATTTACCATCTTTACCCTGTCTAACAGTGCCAGGTGGAATCAGTCCGAATGATTTATCTAAAGCAGGCTGAATCTGGTCCTTGACTTGAAACTTCTCATCAACAAGTGGCTTAACCTGCTTGTTTATTGAGTCGATCTGCCGTCTATACTTGGCTGTTGGATTGGCAACACCTGAGTCACGAACTTGTGCAACAAGCTCTGGATCTAGTTTTGACTTAGCATCCTGCAGTACGTTGATAATATACTCTTCATACGCAGCATCCTTCTCCCACTGTGGGCGATGCTTTTTAGGCCAACTAATACCTGCACGCATGCGAGACTCTTCATTAGGGTCCATCAAGTAGTCGCCTGAGTTTAGGATATGTCTACGCTTATCTGTTAGCTTACCACCATTGCGCAGATCTTTTAGGTATCCTTCTAGACGACCAATCTCATCAAGATTCCTTGACGTTCTAAGAAGATCACCTGCCTGATCATAGCCTGCTGCACTCATGTTTTTCTGGATCTGGTCTTCTAGAGAATTAACCTTCTTTTGACCGTAAACATATGCATCACCAAGCTGCTTTGCAATATTCTTACCCATAGAAGAGTTGCCACCAGAAGGCATGTCCTCAATACCTTGAACACCATGCTGAACCTCATGCAATAGAGTGCTAAGGAAATTCTTATCCTTCAGTGCAGAGTCTACCTTGATTGTGTTTGACCCTGGTGCAAACGAACCACGGCTACCAAGATTATCAACCACACTGACTCGCATACCTTCTAGTTCTGGATATGCCATAAATAATTCTGGATGATCGATCATGCTGCCTAGAGACCAACTCTCACCACCAACAATAGGGCGTTTTAGTGTTGCGTTAGCATCTGGTATTTCGAATGTCGTAGACCCAACCGCATCAACCTTTATGCCGGTCTCTTCCCAGATCTGCCTAGGTGACATGCCTTGCTGCTGTAGCTGATATGCCTCAAACATCTTATCCCTTGGGGCATTATTAGCAGATGGTCCTGCGAATATGTCACGCCTAGTAGCGCCACCCATACCCATAGTAGGTACAGCACCGGCAGCCAGTGACGCAGCTAGAGTTTGCTCTGGTGATAGACCTAGACGCTGACCCTCTTCAGAAACAATAGTAGGAGCCATTGTCGCAGCAGTTGCGCCCATGATCTTTGGCGCAGTGATAGCACCACGACCAATAGCACCTGCGAGAGCGTTCTCACCGATCATCTCAGATGACATCTTGCCGATCTCATTCTCTGGTACGATCTTGTGTGCTAGTTGATCAAGAATAGAAGTACCCTGCACGATAGCAGAGTCTTTTGCTGTGTCTTGGCCCTTAAACATATCGACAATGTCATCGATGCCTTTAGCCATGACATGAGGAGCACGGACAGCACCACCTGCGATACCCTTCCCTGCATCACCAACAGCCTTCAGATACTCCAATATTGTCATTGGGTTAACCGGCTCTTGATATGTGCCGAATGGGTCTTGTTCGTCCCAGGGATTATATGCCACGGTGAATCCTCAAATAGAATACCGCTCGCCCATTAACCATTTTAACGGTTTTGGTCATTTAAGCAACACCGCTTAGATTTCTGCGCAACGGTGTAGACCAGCTTGACCCGGTGTTCATACCCTTGCGATAGATAGCGATCATACCGAAGGCATCTGCACTGTGTGATGACCAGTCATGGTCTGGACCGAGACCCATATTGCGGTGCTCGTCACGCTTCTCATGATACCAACCTAGAGCTTCACGCCCGTACTTAGTGTTCTCGTCATGGAATCGAATAGACGGGAATAGACGACGTGTCTCCTCGATACGCCCCATCACTGCGCCAGCACCTTGGTTTGGTATGGTGTCGGTAGTGAACCCGGCATCACGCAAGAATGACTCAGGCGTCACCTTGTAGACCATATCATGCTTCTTGCCATCGTGTGGTAAAACGCAGATCACGTTCTCATATCCACGACTGTTCATCCAGCCTATATGCTCGCTGAATGGCTGACCCACAGCTTCATAGTGATCGATGACGCGCACCTCTTCACCAATGAACTGAACTACCCATATAGCAGTAGCATCTGACCGGCTAGATGTGCCACCGATATCCCAGAATGCATACGTCTTATTGATAGGGTCACGGCCAAAGAATCCTATGCGCTGCTCTAGTGCTGCCTGGCTCAATGCCTGAGCGTAGTAAGCACCTTCAAGCACTGTAGCATACTCACCTTCCCACACATGCGGATAGCGATCAGGCGTCATGCGGAAGCAGTCATCCTTCTCCTGCAGTAGTACCTTACTCAGCCATGGGTTATCTGACCAGTTAGCACGGACAACGATAGAGCTGCTCGGTACGTTATCGCCACGCAGCAGCTGATCGATAGCATCTGTTGGGCGACTAGGGTTCCAGCTAGCCCAGATCTCTGAACCTTCCTTACGGATAGTAGGTGTTAATAGCTCTAGTGACCGATGAGAGATAGACTGAGCTTCCTCAATCCATGCCCGGTCAAAGCCTTCTAATGATTTGATAGAGTCAGCTGTGTGATCCTGCATACCCATGAAGATGATAATGCCGCCACCAGGTGTCTCTATGTGCTCGCGCATGACCTTAAAGCCTGCAGCCTCACCTAAGTTGTATGCTTCCAGCTTATCTTCTATCAGACGCTTAGATGACTGCTTGAGTGACTTCTGCACCTCACGGATACAGACTGATCGCATGCCTGGGTTGCGGATATGGTCATCGATAAGCATCTCTACAAAGAAGTGAGACTTACCGCTACCACGTCCACCCCAACAGCCTTTGTATCGAGCAGGATGTAGTAAAGGCTCAAAGACCTCAGCTGTTTTTATCTGTAGTGTTTTCTGTGTCATCGCCCGGCCTAATG